TGCGAATGTTAATAATATTTTTTTCATGCGAATAATCCTTCCAGTGTTGCTTGTGGTTTTGCAGACCAACCGACACCATTTAAAATTGTTGTTAGTGGTTCAAGAAATGACTTCTCAAACATTATGTCATAATCTACGTACTGCTTCAAATTGAACTCTTCGGGAATAACATTGATAAAGGCAATACAATTTTCTTTAATCAAGTTTGGTTCTTTTAAGTAAATGAATTTGATCTTATCACCTTCATTTATAAGTTCATACTTTTTATCGATTTGTTTTTCTTTTAGATAGAAGTTATACAATAGCGCACCTCGAACGTGCATAGGAGTACCTGGTTTATAAATGCTACCTTTATCTGTATATTTATCGACTCCGTTCACACCCCTAGGAAAAGCAATTAATTCTGGAGTCATTTTACGATATTTAGATTCGAACTCTCTAATATAATTTTGTAGTTGCGATTCTGTACCAGTCAATGCCAATTTAACTGCTGCCTTCAAAGCATCACGAACAGGTTCAGGTGTAGATGATCTAACAATCTCCAATCCCATGACCTTCAACTTCGGTTCTTTATATTGAACACCCTCGTTGTTATATACATTCAAAGCATATCGTTTCTTAGCAACCCAAATGCCTCGGTCTGCAATAACCTCACGCTTAAAATAAATCTTTGTTTCAAACGCATTAGTATAATCTGCAAGACCATCGCATGCTTTGTTAATTGCCTTCTCAATCTTTTCATTACAGATTTTATCTAGAATCTCTACAATCTTTTCTTTTGGTTGATCTTTATAGAACTTTTGAACCAATGGATCAAGTGTAATATAACACGCATCTGTATCTGAATAGAATGAATAGACGTGATCTTTTGTACCACATACTTTATTTAAGTATTCATCCAATGCTGCACCAACTGTTTGAATAATATACTGGCCTGACATAGTAATACCTTCAGCAATATTAGAATCATAGAATCGGAAAAACTCATTACCCCATGCACCAAACAATGAATTCAATTGAATCTTACGAGCCATCTGAAAGTTGTTATACTTTGCAATCTCTTTTTGCCACTTTTTATCTTTTGTTTCTTCATATTTAGATTGAGCAGCCAACATCAACTTCTTATATTTTTGTCGATCGTCAAATAACTTTTGAACAATCTCAGGAAACAACCCTTGCTTTTCTCTAGTGTAACAAAATCCATTTGCTGACATACACAAGTTCTTTTCTTTTAAATCGTCTAAATTAGATTTACGATTTAATAATTGTTCAACTGTAGTACTCTTTGTCTCGCGCTTAACCTGTGTTTCTGGAGATAAATTATACTGCATAATAATACTTGGATACAGACTTGTTGCATCAAATGATACTACCCAATCATATTGTCCTGGTTTTGGTTCTTGAACAAATGCACCTACAATCGGTCTACTCGGCAAGCCTTCTCGCTGATGGACAACAATGTTCTTATTCCACAAATGATTCCATAATATACAATCCCAAGTACGTACAGCTGAGAATACATCTACATAATTACATTTAGCATCATACGCCATTGTTAGAATCAGTTCAATTAACTTCATCTTATCTTCAAGCTGGTCAACAAGCTCTACGTCAATTACGTTATATTCAACAAACTTCTGCCAATCATTTTTATAGAAGTCTCGGAATGAAGTATATTCTGCATACGATAATTTCTCTTTACCAAGTTCTACTTTGGCAATGTGATCCAACTTATATGATTCTTGCGCAGAATATGTAAACTTCTTATATAGATCAAGATAGTCTAGAATAGCAACCCCGAGAATATCGTATGTAAGTTCTGTACGATTCATGCGGGTAAACTCTTTTGCTTTTACCACGCCCCACGGTGATAGTTTACGAACATATTCATCGCCAAGAATACGGGCAATACGAGAACACAAATATGGAATATCAAAGAACTCTAGATTCCACCCTGTTAAGATGTGAGGACAATTATCTTGAGTGTATATAACAAACCTCTGCAAAAGATCATACTCATCTCTACATTGGATATAAGTATGATTATCTTTAGTTACATTAAAATTCTTTGTTCCAAATGTGACAAGTTCTTTGGTATTTGCATCTTGAATTGTAATCAATAACAATTCTTCTTTTGGATCACGCACATCAGGGAATCCAAGTTCTGCAGATGTCTCAATATCAAGAGACCAAATTTTAATCTGAGAAATATCGAACTCTACTTCTCCAGGAAACGTCTTTGTGATATACTGGTATGCGTAATTTGTGTTACCGAATATTGGAAAGTTTTCTACTTCTTTATATCGTGTAACATAATCTTTGGCGTCATTAATATCTGCAAATTGAATTTCTTCAAGAAAATCTCCGTATAACGATTTATGCTGAGTTTGCTTTTGTGATTTTGTATATAGACTTGGCTTAAATTCGATTTTGTCCTGAACCGATTTGCCGTTATTTACGCCTCGAACTAGAATCCGATTGCCATACTGATTCACGTTAGTGTAGAACTTCATTAAAAACCTTTTTAGACATTATAAATATAATTGTATCATTATAATATGTATCTGTTATTCTGTCAATTAAAAAGATGACCAAATTATATAAAAAGGATTAAAAATATGTTTTATTCTTCAGGTCTTAATATTACTCCTGGTGTATTAGTTTTACTCACAAACCCAAATTTGCCGGCCAGTCAAAATAGTTATACCACCCCAGGAACATATACTTGGATTGTTCCTCCTTATGTCACAGAAGTGTGTGCTGTGGCTGTTGGCGGAGGAGGTGGCGGCCGAGGAAACACTAGTAACGGAAATGGTGGCGGAGGAGGAGGCCTAGGTTGGAAGAATAGAATATCGGTTTGGCCTGGTCAAAGTTATACTGTTGTAGTGGGTGCTGTAGGAACTCGCTCAATTACCAGTAGTGATGCTGGTGGCGGCGGTTCTAGTTATTTTATAGGTAGTGATACTGTGGCAGGATATGGTGGCGCAGGTGGAACTTCCGGAGTAGGGGCAAAATCCAGCGGCGGCGGGTATGCAGGTGATGGCGGCGGCAACGGCGGACTCGGTGGAGCTGGCGGTAGTTATTGCGGTGGCGGTGGCGGAGCAGGCGGATACGCCGGTACAGGTGGCGACGGTGGTAATGGTAGTAGTACTCCATATGCCGGAACTGCAGGGGCAGGTGGTGCCGGCGGTGGCGGCGGTGCTGCACTGTTTTGTCTATCAGCAGGTGCCGGCGGAGGTGTTGGCCTTCAAGGTCAAGGGGGAAATGGTAGCGCCGGATCGGCAGGGGCAAATTTTGGAAGCGGAGGTGGCGGAGGAGGGGGCTCCAGTGGCGGCTCTGGTGTAGGTGGAAATAGCGGAGCAGCCGGATCAGTAGGTGGTAATTATGGCGGTGGAGGTGGCGGAAGCGATAATTTAGCCTCTGCAGGAGCATTTGCAGGCGCGGGTGCTGGGGGCGCAGTTCGAATTATATGGGGTCCTGGTAGAGCATTTCCGTCAACTAATACCGGCGATTTATAAATAGTAGGTAACAACAAAAAAAAGGAGAAAAAATGTTCGACAAAAAGTTTGCCGCAATGGCACTTTTTGTTATGATGTTTGGAAGCGCATCGGCTCAAACAACTAGTACAGCAAGTTCTAGTGGTGGGACAACAACAGGCACAAGCACTGTTATCAATCAAGGTACATACGACTCAAAGACATTAGTCGATACCAATAGTAGTTCTGTTAGTGTTAGCACTGTTAATACAAACAATGTTAATAGCGGAACAATAACTAATATAAACCAGACAACCGTTGGTAGTACATCTACAAATACCAACAACAATAATAACGTTACTAATGGTACACTTACCAATAATAACAACAATGTGAATTCTGGTACAATGACGAACAACAATAATAATGTCAATAGTGGTACAATGACGTATAACAACAATAACGTCAATACTGGCACAATGACAAATAACAATAATAACGCGTCTACAAGTACAAATACAAACAATAATGTGAATACTGGCGATATGACTAATCGCAATATCAATACCAGTACAAGCACAAGTATCAATACGAATAATGATGTCAATAGTGGCGATATGACTAATCGCAATATTAACACAAGTACCAGTACATC